CCCTGGATCTTGGTGGTGACGTCCTGGGTGCTGGCCCCGGCGTTACGGGCGTTGGTGGCGTACGAGATGAAGTCGTCCCGCGCACCCTCGACCGCGGTCTGCACGTCCCGGCCGGCTTTGGTGGTCAAATCGATTTGGCCTTTGACGGTGGCCGTCGCCGCCCCGGTGGTCTTGAGTGAAGAGGTGAGGTTGTCCAGGTCGTTGTAGAACGACGAGATCGCGTCACTGGCCGGTTCGACCCCGTGATCGGCGAGTTGTTTCGCTGCGGTTTGGATATTGCGGATCTCGGTGGATGTGGTGCTCGCCGCGGTGTCCAGCGCCGCGATACTGTCGCTGAGCGTGGTCACCTGGGGTGCGGCGTCGGAGGCGGATTGGCCGGTCTTGCCCTGGGCGTCGGCCAGGTCCTGGTTGGCTTTGGTGGCCATGGGGGCAGAGTTGGCCAGGTCGGTGATGGCTTTGCCCAGCGCGATGGCCTTGTCCGGGTTGCTGGCGTCCAGTTGAGACTTGGTGGCCGCCGTGACCTTGTCCAGCGCGCCGGGCACGCCGAGTGCGGCGTCGGTGACGTCCTTGAGGGACGCGGCTGCTTCGGCTGCGGTGGTGGAGTCGTTCACCACGCCGTTGGCCTGTTGAAGGACCTGCGCGGTGACCTGGACCGCGCTCTGGAGCTGTTGTTCGTTCCGCGCGGTCTCTTGGGCGTTCTGGCCCAGTTTGTCCATCACGACCAGCGCTAGGCCAGCGACCCCGAGCAGCCCGGCCGGCCCCAGGCTTTCCACCAGACCAGCCGCGCCCTGGGCCATGTTGGCGAGTTTCGGTGAGGTCGATTCGAGGCTGGCACCCATGTTCAGGATGCCACCAGCGAGGTTCGTGGCGCCCTTGGACGCAGCGTCCCAGATCGGCGGCAGGAGCTTCCACCCGGCGACGCCCGCGAGCGCCACGCCACCGATCAGCGGCTCCAGCGGGCCGAGCGCGCTGGACACCCCGGCCACAACGCTGCTGGTGACACCCAGCACTCCATTGAGGACCGGGAGGGCGCCTTCGGCTAGGCCCGAGCTGACCGACACCAGGCTGCCCAGCGTGTCCGACAGGATGTGCACGGTGCTGCCGAGGTCGCCGAGGTCCTTCCCGATGCGGTCGCTGCTGCCGGCGACCTGGTTGCCGATATCGGACACTCCGCTGCCGACGTCGCCCATGATGGTGGCGAGACCGGTCACGATGCCTTGGCTGTGTTCGATCGCATTGTCGAATCCGGGTAGCGCGTTGTCCGTCAACGACAGCAAACCGTCGGTGAAAATCGGGATATCTGCGGATGCTCCGGAGAACATCTGCTGAATCAACGGGCCCTGTTTGATCAGGGCCGCGTCGATCTTGGTCAGCGCGTCGGAGATGGGGGCGACCATGCCCGCGCTGTACGCGGTGGCCTGGGTCTTCGCGTCGTTAGCGAGGACCGCCCACGCGGCTTGGATCTGCGGTGCCCCGGCCTGGAGCTTCGCGCCCAACGCGACCAGGCCCAGCGCGCCGATACCGGCCATCGCCGCGCCGATCAGCGGACCACCGCCAACAAGTCCGCCGGCGATGATGGCCATCATCTTGCCGCCGCCACCCTGCGATGCTGCGGTGGCCGACTTGCTGGCGTTGTCCCCCATGTCCTTGCCGGCTTTGGTGCCGCCGTCGGACAGCTTCTTGTCCAGGTCACCCGCGACGTCGTCGCCGAGCTTCTGGAAATCCGCGCGGGACTTGTCCCGACCGGCGGCCGTGTCGTCCTGCGTGGTGATGTGGATCGTGACTTCGTTGGCCACGACTCACTCCTCTCCAACGTCAGGGGTCACCGGGCGGCCGGCGTTCTGCACCTGGATGTACCAGAGCAGGTGTTCGTAGTCCGCCAACAACGTGCCGAGCGTGTAGCCGCCGAATCTCTCTAGCAGGCTCAGCACGTTGTTGGCCTCGATCAGCTCGCTTGGCTCTCCGACGGGGGTTCCATCGGAATGCTCTCCACCTGGAGCGGCCCGCCAGAGGTGGAGGTCTCGGGCAAAGGGGCGGGGAGCTTGACCCGCCTGTTCGCCCAGGCCGCGACGACCGGCAGTAGCAGCAGATCGTCGCAGTCCAGAAGGGACTGTTCGCTGACTTCCAGCGGCCCGCCGTGCTCGTCTTCGAGGTTCCATTCGATGACGTCGGCGGCGAATTCCTTGTACAGCGCCCGGTAGCGCTCCACCTTCTCGTCGCGTGTGATCTTCGGGTCGTCCTCCCACGACAGGTCGCGGCCCTGCAAATATTCGCCCATGCTGCGGCCGCGGACCAGCACGACCATCCCGGTGTGCGTGTCGGCGGGGAGTGCCAGTTCCCACGCTCGTTTCGCTTTGAACCCCATCAGGACCACGCAAACGCGGTGCCGTCGGCCAGCACCAGCGGCACCGACCAGGTGAACGCGCCGGCCGCGTCACGGGTCACCTGGTAGTCCGTCACCCAAGCATTGCCGGACAGGGTCTGCGACGCGATCGCGATCGATACCGCTCGGATCACCGCAGTCGAGGAGCAGTCCTTGAACACCGGGTGCGACAGGGCCGCGTTGAACGTGCCCTTCGCGGTGCAGGACCAGTCCGCGAGCAGCTCCAGCCGCTCGATCGCGGACTTGTCCAGGCCGGTGACGTCCTGCAGCGCGCGGGGCATGGCCCAGTTGGCTGAGTTGACGTCGTTCTTGATGTCGGTCGGGGTCGGGACGCTGCTCGCTACGGAGAACGTAGTCCAGCCGAGACCAGAGATTTTGGCCATTGTTCAGTCACCCTTTCTTGATCTCATCGGAGAGCGTCTCCGTGTGCTCACGGAAGTCATCCACCCAGTCCGCCGGGCGCGGCACGACCGTGCGGGATGTGTATTGGCGTTCGTCGCCGTTACGGATCAGGTACAGCGCCGGCCGTTCGTCGGTCAACGCGAAGTGCTTCGTCGCCCGGAAGCACGGCTGGCCGGGGAAGAAGTGCAGGTACGCCATCGTGCCCTGGCGTCGCTCTTCGAACTGCCGCCCGGACCCGATGGCCAGTTTGTGGAACTCCCGGCCTTGCTCGGTGGCCAGGTCCAGCGTGGTGACCCAACCCTCACGCCAGTGCTCACAATTCGCTTCCTCGCAGTCGATCTGCACCTGCGGTATGGGTTTGCTCTTGTCGGCCACCAGCGAGTACGTCTTACGCGCCCACGGCGGCAGGAGCGGCTCGGGAGCACCCATCAGACCCTCACCGCCGCCTGGTTCCGCACCAGCACCACCGCGAACGTGACCGACGTGAAGCCGCCCGTGGTGACTGTGGTGGCCTTGACGAACTCCCGCACCGCGCCCGTCCCGCCGACCGCGATCCGGCCGACCGCCGGCGCCGCGGTGATCTGAGCGAACCCGCCCGAGGTGATATCCGCGTAGGAGCCGCCCGATGTGGTCGCGTCCTGGAGCTTGACTGTGACGTCGGTGCCGCTGAATGCGAACACCTGCAGGTAGGCGGTGAACCCGAACGCGGTCGCCGCGGCACCGTCGAACGGGGCACCGGCGGTGGCTGTGGTGTCGACCCGTTTCCCGGCGGTGAGGAGCTCGCCCCAGTCCGCGCCGAACGCGTTGGCCTGGGTCTGCGTCTTGAAGTTCAGCAGCCCGGCGGCGTCACGGGTGCCGTCGTAGTTGACCTGCTTCGCGATCATGCAGAACGCTGGGGCGCCGATCGTGACACCCGCCGCCCACATCACGCCCACATCGGTACGGGGCAACGTCGACAGGACTTTGTGCTGCTGACCGGCGGACGTGTCGAAGATCGACGTGAACGCTAGGGCCCCATCCCGCAAGCCCAGCAGGCGCTCGTGCGCCGACTTGTCGATCCCGGTGGAGTCCAACGTCGCTATCGGCACGCCCACCGAGTCCATTGCGGACACGTCCCCGGAGATGTCGAACCCACCAACATAGAACCGTTGGCCCAGTCCACCCTGTTTGCCCATGTCAGCTCCCTGCCTGTGTCCACAAGTCGTCGATGACCACGGGCAGGGTGATGTCCATGATCCGGTAGGTGGTTTGCGCGATCGTGGCGTACCCGGCCTGCGCCATCAGGCTCCGGCCGTACATGCCGAGCAGGTCCACACAGCGCACGGTGGCGCCGAAGTTGAAGTCCCCGGAGTAGGCGCCGATGAGTGTGGTCGCGGCGGCCATGATGCGGGGGTCCACATCGTCCTCAGGCTTCTGCAAAGCGTTGCCGTAGATACGGCCCTGCACCTCCACGACACCGGACGTGTTGTTGAGGCCGGATGCTTCGCCGACCGGCCGGATGATGTCGGCCCACACCCCGTAGCGCAGACCGCTTCCCGGTTGCCCCTTCGCTTCGTGGAAGTTCACGCTACGAAACACGCCTATGGCCTTGGCGTGGCTGACGATCTTGTCGACCAGTGTGTTGATCGCGGCTTCGTCGAAGCTCATGAGTTCATCCTCCGCACGTACGGCTCCAACGCGTCCTGCGCGATCGGCGTGGCCTGCGCCGCGAGTTCCCCGCCGGCCAGCCGGAACCCGTGGTACCCCTTGAACCGGGTCGTCAGGTTGCGTGAACCGGAACCTTCCAACCACGGGCCGTAGGTCGCGTTCGAGGTCGTCACCACATCAGTCCGGGCCGGCACATCGATCGCCATGGTGTAGACCCGGCGTCCGCCGGGCGAGGAGAAGGTCCGCGAGGAGTCGATGATCGTGACACTGGAGATGAACCGGCCCCTGTTGACCTGGATCGCCGCGTCGAATGCCATCCGCACCAACACCGAACCCCGCTCGGACACCGCGTGGCGGACTGACAACTCGGCTTCTTTCATGAGCCGATCCGCTGTGCCGTCGAACCACGGGCCGCTGAATGTCACCCGGTTCACAGCGTGTCCTCCTGATCCTGGCCGACACCAAGGTGTTTATGGAGCATGTCCAGCTTGGCGTGCAGCGCGGCCCGCGACTTCTTGGCATGGAGGTGCTGCCACAGCGCGAACCCGGTCGGCGGGCCGGCCCAGATGACGGCGGCCTCGATGTTGGGCCACCACGTGTCGAACGCGGTGAAGACGTGCAGCCCGAACACCATTCAGATCACCGCCATCCGGTATCGACGGAACCCGCGCTTGACCCGCGCACGCAAGTCGGGCAGCGACCCGCCGGGTACCGCGCGTGCGCTGCCATTGATCGTGTTGTCCCCGATCGTCCGGGCGTAGGCCGCCACCTTCTGGTAGGTGGTGTTCAACGCTTCGGCCAGCGCGAGTTCCCGGACGTCGCCTGGATACGCGAGCGCGGTGATCGGTGCCGTGTTGCTGTGGGTGGCCGCGGTCGACCCGAAGTCGCCGCGGCTGACCGTCAACGCGCGCAACGCGAACACCTCGGCGCCGGTGTGGGTGGCCAGGACGGTGCCGTCGTAGCCGCGCCGCACCGTCGCGACATTCCCGCTGATCGACGTGATCAGCAGCCGCTCCCCGTCGAGCGCGATCACCTCTTGCGTGTGGAGTTTCGTGCCGTCCGCGACGGTGAGCTGGTTGTCGGCGTCGCTGGCCGTGCTACACCCGGCGCCGGTCTGGGCTTGCCCGGTGTCGGCCATGCCGGTGTCCTGCACCAGCATCGACTCGGTGTCCACGGTGATCACATCCCCGGCGTCGACGACCGAGCAGTCCGACACCGTGATCGACGTGGCCGTGGTGCTGAGGACCGCGGCCGCGAGGGCGCCGGCCGGCCGGGTCTTGTTCCAGTAGCCGTACACGCCGAGGATCGACACGTCCTGCTGCGGTGTGGGGCCGACCCCGAACGCGTAGCTGGTGGACCGGTCGATCTCCACGAACAGGTACGGCGGCGCGTCCGACTGCCACGGGCCCCACTTCAACGCGGACGCGGGGATCAGCTTGCCGCCGGTCGTGACCACCGGCACCGTCGAGGTGACGTCGGCCAGTTCGTGCTGCTCCAGCCAGATCCGCCACGGGTAGGCGCGTTGAAAGTTGGGCCAGTCCCAGTAGCGGGTGGCCAGGGTGTTGTAGAACCGGCGGTGACACAGCGAATCCACCTCGTCGGCCGCGGACTCCAGCGCGCTGTCGACGTGCTGGTCGTAGTCCGCGGTCGTCGCGATGTCCGTCGCGGACTTGACCATGCGCCTGGTGGCGTAGGTCGGTCGGTGGATCGCCATGCCTGCTCTCGCTTTCCGGAGCCGCCCGTAGTCGAACCGGGCGGCGTGGCTGCATATTCAGTTGTGACCCACATTCACATTCCGCTGTGGACCTCAGGCTGGGGAACATCCGTAGTGATCTTGAGTTTGCGAAGGTTACCTGCGATGACTTCCAGGCGATCGGGGTCGTCAAGGGCGTTGCCCACGACGAAGTTGCAGTTCTGGCACGACAGCCCGCGTCGACACAGCACGCAGGATCGCTTCGGCGGACAACATGCGTGATCGTGATCAATGTGGACCTGTCGACGTTCCTGCGGAAGCGGTTTCTCGCAGTAGCAGCAGCGCCCCTGCTGCGCCGACCACATGGCATCCCACTCATCCGGTGACATGCCATGTAGAAACCGCAGGTTGTTCGTACGGCGCTTGGCCGGGGTCAGACTTGCCCTGACTCGCTCCCGCTCCTTGGAGCGCCGTTGCTGCGCATATGCCTCAGCGGAGAGCATCCCACCCGGGTGATGGCCACAGGTGCAACCAACGTCGCACTTGAACTGTCCAGGCATCACATACCACTCATCGTTTCGGGGTCCCAATCTCGGGGATACTGGAAACCATCAAAAATGCAGAACAGGACCCCTGGCTGCTCGGGTGGCCCTTGCCGGAGTGGTTCGCCGTCGTTGGGGCACGCCACGGGGGGTTGGGCCTTGTAGTAGTCCTCGTACTGGGCCTGCAACGCCAGCGTCGACAGGAGGTCGTATCCCATCACCATGAGGCACCGTCACCGGGTGGGCACTGATCTGCGGTAATATAGCTATATGGCCAGCATGCCGAGAGGCTATAGCAACAACCACCACCGGACTTACCGTGAGCGCGGGAGGGCCCGCGAATATCTGTGTGCACAGAACTGCGGCCGTCAGGCCACGCAGTGGGCGCAAACACACGGAACCGACGGAACCAGCTCGGGCGACTACCGGCCACTATGCCGTAGCTGCCACGCCAAATACGACGGCGCGATCCCTCCATCCCAGGTCGGCAAGAAGCCAACGAATGCGGCTCTCTCCGATGATCAGGCAGAGGAAATCCGTCGGCTCGTAGCTTCGGGAGTTCCGCAGGCTGAAGTTGCTCGCCGGTATGGGTGCGTGAAGCAGATCGTGTGGCGGATCGTCCACAACGTGAGCTATACGCGGTGATGCCAGTCCGGGGGCTTGCAATCACCATGGCTACGCGCCAGTCCCGGCCGGCTCGGCGGCGGCCTTGTCGGCTTGCTGGAGTCGCCGCACCAGATCGGCTTTGTTCCCGAAGGTCGACAACGGGTTCGGCTTGTAGTTGGTGCACAGTTCGACGAGTTCGGCCTTGGTGAGCGCTTCGTACTTGTCGATGACACCGTCGCCGTCCACATCGACCGGGGCATCGTCATCGACCACGGTCGGTTCGTCGCCCGTAGCCGCGTCGTCGGCCAGCTCGGTGACCGGGTTGGTCACCAACAGCGAACTGGTCGGGTCACCCACCTCGGTCACACCGGTGACCTCGCCAGCTGAGTTCACCGACGTCGTCACCTCACTGATCGGATCGGTGTACGTCGTTCCGTCCACATTGGTCTTACCCATCGCTTACCTCCAGTTAGGCCGCGGTGACGACGGCACCGACGTCGTACGGCACCCAGGTCATGGTCCACACGATCGCCCCGGTGCTGGTGGCTGCGGTGGTGACCTGGATCGAGCCGGCCGGCACCAGCGCCAAACCGCCGGTGACGAACGGGACACCCTGCGCGCCCAAGG